CTGACTATCTCGGCAATTGATTCTGATGCTGGAACGCTCACTGCAACCGGAACCTTGGCTTCGTCATACAAGGCGCAAGAGGATGTGGTTTATATGACCAAGAAGTTCGTGCCTACTGATAAGTTCACCATGTTTGCTGATTCGGTGGACGGCGAGCCGATTGCTGAGTATATGGCTGCGCCTCATATGTTGGAGAGACGATGGGGTCAACAGGTTGACCGATGGCCAAAGAAAGACCCTGATGGCGTGTTTGTGCGGGTTTCCGATAAGGGGTTACCGGTACTATATCACGAAGATGCCGTGTATCAGCTCACGGTGAAATAAAAAAGGAGGTGGTGCTCTATGTTACACAAAAAAGGTCCACTTCCTAGTCCTGGGTTGATGCGGCAGATAGCTGCCAACGCCATGGTGCCTTTAATGGCGCAGTATTCTGGTGAGCTTACCGATCATATCTGGAAAGACACTGTGGGTGCTGCAATTCTTGGTGGTAGGGTGTCTGAGGTTTTTCTGTCAGTCGAGGCCAGTGGTAAAGACGATACGAATCCACTTTCACTTGAAGCGGATGTCTTTATCAATGGAGTTTCTTGTCTGACTACAAAGCCGAAGATTGCTCATGTGAGCGGCGAGGCTAGCCAGCAGAAGACCACGGCGGTAACTGGCGATACCGGCATTACTCAATCGGTCATGAATCCGGATGCAAATTCGTTCAACGTAGGTGACGTGTTTTCCTACGATTTTGATCTGACACGGACGGCATCGCCTACGACAGAGATCAAAAATCCTGTCATTGTCATTAAACTCGAACCAGCATAGGAAGGGAGGGGTTAATCGATGAATATCGAACGTGCAGAACTTTTAGTAACTTTGAAAGCCGATAGGGTATGGAAAAAGGGGACCATCTTTGATCCCGTAAAGGATGGTCACCCTATTCCCCCAGCTATAATCGCTGAGGTCCGGGCGAATACCGGAACTGTTCGGGTTCTAGGGGCCATGGTTGAGGCATCGCCGGTTGCAAAGTCAGACGGGGTCGAGATAGCCGAAGAAAGGCTGGCGGAACTTGAAGCGGAGATAGCGGAAGCGGAGGCAAGGTTAGCGGAGGTAAAACAAGGAGCTGCGTTAACAGGAGCCGCTATTCTTCGTATGAACCATGAAGAAATCCTTGATCTTTTAAAGGGTGAAGAGGATTTTGAATCATTGAAAAATGAAAAAAGAACTGTCCTTGTCGGGATAGCTACTAAAAGGCTTGTGAAATGACTAAAATAGAACTGAAGGCTCTTATCCTCGCAGAGCTCAAGAGTCTGTCATCGAATTTTGTGACGGATGATTATGACAATGCGATCAGTGACGCCGAGCGTGATACTGGATGGGCTGAGCCGTATAGTGGTAACTTTAAAGAAAAATGGATGATCAAACGGACAAAAAGGCACCTGTTTTTTTATTTACAGACAGAGACTGCCGGGGAATTCAAGTACAAACAAATTAATTTGCAACAGCAATTTGAACATTATCGGTTAATTGTTCAAGATATGGATAAAGAGTTTGAAACGGTCATGGAAAGCAACCCCCACGAGTTTGCGGGGGTCAGCGCTTATGAAATGTTTGGCCATAAGATCGATGCTGGTTTTGCGAGCGAGTCGCAAACCGGGCGAGATATTACTTATGACAGTGATCAGAGGGTCATTGTCACTCCTAGTGAAAATAGTTGATAGCATGAGGCTATCACACTCTTAGCATACAGCCAAGAGGGTTGTTATGTCGATTGGTGCTACACTTAAAAAAGTTTATAAAAAACTGGGAACCGCGTTTACCATTATCAGAGATAGTGGCGACGTTACCGGCGAGTACTTGATCTATGACATAAATAGACAAGTTACGAAGCCGTTTATCCGGGAGTTTTTTCTCGAGGCCGAACTGGCTTATGACACCGAAGCTGTTCCTGGGGACGTCATTAGTTTTGATAGAGATAATCGTGCCTTCCTTGTGATGAACAAAACCCCGGAAGACTTTAAAGACGGGGTGGTTAATCATCAATGTGTTCTTTATAAATGCAACGTCAGCGGGGAATTGTTTAGACCGTCCGGAGAACTGACGCGGGATGCTCAGTATCGGTTAGCTCCTGGTTGGCAACCTATAAAAGAAGATTGTTATGCGCTTGAGACCGAATCATTGTTTGGTCATGATCTTGAAACGGATGAAGAGTTAGGAATGATTGGGCTTGAGAAGCATGAACTTTATATTCCTAGCTCTGTTGGTGCGCGGGTACACGATCGATACCAACCGGTAAGTGGTGAGTATCAACGGATTGAAACGATCAAAAAACGTCGATTTGCCGCCGTGGATGTTTGCGAGATGGCACAGGATAATCGATGAAAAAAATCTTATTTGTAGGCGAACACCCGCTTTGTGGATCCGGTAACGGCAACATGATGGCTGCGATTCTTTCTCAAGTTAATCTGGAGAAATATCAGATTACTTGTTTTGCAGCTGATATAGGAAGCCGATCGATTATAGGTGCTTTTCGCCCGCTTCCTTTTTCGCTTATTGATGCGCAGACCCCTAAAGATGACTGGGGATCCGATAAGCTATTAAGAATTCTTCAAACTGCCGAGGTTGATGTCATGGTCATGGTTGGAATTGATATATGGCAATACGCTCGCATTTTTCGTCAGATTGATGAAATTAGAGGACGGGGTTTTAAATGGGTTGCTATATTTCCATACGATTTGCAGCAACTGAGGTCTGATTGGGTTGGATGGATCAATATGCTGGACTATCCGTGTGTGTATTCTCAGTATGGTTTTGAGATGTTGAAGGACCATGTTGCCAAAATTAGGTATTTCAGACCCCCGCTTAATAATGCAGAGCTTTTTAAACCCTTGGATGAGGCAGGTCGAATAAAGATTCGACGAGAGTTTTTTAAAACGTTTTCAGATGATGATTTGATTTTTGGTTTTGTTGGTGTGAATTGTATCCGAAAAGACATTCCTCGATTTATTAAGGCTTTTGTAGAGGCAAAGAGAGAAGTTCTGAATATTAAACTTTATCTTCATGTTCCAGACTTTAGTGATGGAGTTTATAATCTGTATCAAATGGCCAAGGATTATGGTGGGAAGAATAATGATTTATCTGCGAAGCAAGGATCTGAAAGGTTATCTGTCTCCCATATGGTCAAAATTTATAATTCTATGAATTGCCTTGTTAATTGCACGATGCAAGAAGGCCTTTCTTGGACACCCCTTGAAGCGATGCTTTGCGGTGTCCCGGTTATTGCTTCAGACACAACCGCGCAGACTGAGCTTGTCGAGGGGGCTGGGTTGCTTGTTCCATGTGAAGGGTCGGCGTATGTCCCCATTTTAACTGAGTCCGGGGGATCCTTTGTTGATGCCAAAGCATGTTCCGTAGATGCGATACGGGATGCTATCGTAACAGTTGCTAAAGACGCAGATCTTAGAGAAGAAATGAAGAATACGGGATTAAAAAGGGCGAGAGAATGGCTTGAGGGTGTGTCTGATATCAATGATTTGTTAGCTGAAATAACAAAGCCCAAAAGCGTTCAGCCAAGAATTGATAAGGTTCTTTTTGTGCAGCATTCCTCTGCTGGTGATGTGTTGATGTCAACGCAATGTTTTAAGGGTATTAAGGAGCGGCATAAGGGCATGGAATTATGTTACATGACTCAATCCCAGTATGCGGATATCGTTGAGGGGAATCCATATGTAGATAAGATTGTACCATGGGAGCCCAAAAGAATTCAAAGATACAAGATTGTCTATAATCCCCACAGGGAGCGGATTTTACCGGGGAATTTCAATAGTGGTGATGTTCGTCTTCATGCAATGTACCCGTATTTTTGCAAAGTCGAAGCTGATAATATGTTCATTGAGCAAGTTAAGCCATCAGTAGATCTTCCGGGAGGCGATTATATCGTTGTTCAAAGTTCTGGTGGTACGTCAGAAATTCGTACATATAAACATATGGATTTGGTTTTGAGGGGGCTTGATTTTCCTGTTGTTCATATCGGCGGTACATCTGATATGGCATGTCATGAAGCCACACTTGATCTTCGTGGTAAGTTGTTATGGCGGGAAACAGCCTGGGTTATGGCGCGAGCTAGGGCGGCGGTTGTAATGGACAGCTTCCCAGCGCACTTGGCCGGGGCGCTTGGGACACCTGTTGTTGTGCTTTATGGCCCGGCCCCAGCGAGAGTAACGGGTCCTAGAAGCGACAATGGCAAAGTGATTAACTTGGAACCTAATTGGTTAGATGTTTGTCCTGTGGTGGCAGCTTGTTATGGCAAGGGAAGTTGTTCGTCTCCTTGTATTAACAGTATAAACCCTATGACTGTAAGGGAGTCGCTATGCGAATTTTTATGAAATGTCTCAATGAAGAAAAGTCGGTTAAGCGTGTAATTGGGAATCTGCACGATGAGCCATGGGTGGATGAATTTGTAGTTATTGACGGTTGGAGTTCTGATTATACTGTTCAAGAACTGAAACAATTCTCCAAGGTAACTGTCCATCTTCACCGATATGAAGATTGGTATCATGATCAGGAAATTATGCAGGCGAACATACTCTTGTCCTACGCCAAAGAAGGCGAAATTGTCTTCTTGTTGGATTTTGATGAGAGATTAACGTCTGAGTTGAAGCAACTTCTTGCGGATATCAATGAGTCTCAGGAGTTACCGGAAGATGCAGATCTTGTACATATTCCAAGGCGAACTATTGAAGTTCTGCGCCATGAAAATAGCCCGTTCGCCATATTAGACGCCGATGGCTGGGCGATTGAGAGCCACCAGATTGGCCAGTTTCCCGATTATCAGCCCCGGTTGGTTCGCAAGACATATAAAATGCATTGGGTTCAAAGCCCACATAGAACACTGTTAGGATGGACAAAAAACTTCAACTTACCTCCCGAGAACGGGATGCACATTATTCATTATGAAAAAGATGATTTTCGTGACAGGGAGTGGATTGAGCGCAGGTGGCTAAGACCGACTGCTACTCGGAAAGCATTAGGGCTAACCCATGATTTACATGAACCTGGGGTAAAAGCTGAGTACGCAGAGAGCGCGAGGCCAGAGTTTTGGAAGAAATAAGAATGGATCATATTCCGTCATCGATTGGATTGGAGATATCGAATCGGTGTAATTACGCCAAATGGCATAAAGACTGCCCGGTAGATCCTGGTGTTGATCCTGTTTTTTTATCAACTGCTATCATAGAGGACGTGGCAAAGTATCTTGGTAGCATTAAATGGCAGGGGAGTTTGTATCTTAATGTGTTTAATGAGCCGATGATTGATCCGCGACTTTTTATGTTGGTTGAGCTTATCAAGAAGCATTGTAAGACATGTACAGTACAGTTCTACACAAATGGATGGAGCCTGAATCAATACATGGTAACCGAGCTAACGAAAATCGGTGTTGAAATGATTTTTGTATCTGTTTATTCGGACTCGGAATGGCAACGATTTTCAAAAATCAATGGTGTCGTTGCTTCCCGGGTTGAGCTCAACAAAGATGTTATGACGATTTATGACCAGCCCCCTACCTGTACCGGCCCGTGTTTGTTTCCTTCTGTGTATTCCATGGTTAACTGTTATGGTGAATTTGTATTATGTTGTCGCGATTACAAATATCGACATGTTTTAGGAGATTTAAACGGTGCTTCCTTTGATGAGATATTGGCTTCAGACAAGCGGATGGAGTGGTGTGATAGGTTGGCTTCTGGTGATAGATTTTTGGATACATGTAAACGATGTTCTTTTCCTGGATGGGGGGTAGTGAAATGAAAAACTACAAAGATTATGTGTCGAAAATGTCTTTTTTAGTGAAACCGTCTGATCCTGTCCCGAAAGATATGCAGTTAAAGCTGGACTCTAAGCTACACCCCTTGCCAACGCTGACCGATGTGAAAAATGTCAAGCTGCCGTTTAAAGATAAGGCAACAAAAACGCTTCTCGGCGATATTTGTAAAATACCAAAAATGTGTACCTTTGCAATTGGGGCCCTGATAAATCTGATTGTATCAGAGATGCCAAAAGATTTAGTATTCATAAATGTCGGAGTTTGGTACGGGTTCAGTTTTTTTTGCGGGATTGTTAATAATCCAAACAAGAAATGTGTTGGCGTCGACAACTTTACCGAGTTTTGTAATGACGCAGTAAAGAAAGCGTTTTATGAGAAGTTTGCGATCTTAGGGGGCATGATCAAGCAAAACATTTATTTTTTGATATTGACTACTTGGAATATTTTGAAAAGCGCCATGAGGGCAAGATTGGATTCTATGCATATGATGCAGATCATCGCAAAGAGGCCATGTGCCGGGCACTGACGATTGCAGAACCGTTTTTTGCAGATGATTGCTTGGTCTTGCTAGACGACATAAACTGGCCACACGTTATGAATGGGATAGAAGAGTTTTTTGAGCAAAGTAATTATGAGTATGACATCTTGGTTAAACAGCACACGTGCGATCATATACATCCGTCCTTTTGGAATGGGATTCTTTTGATGCAGAAAAGAAAAGATGAAAATCCAGATTCATCATCAATATAAGGATGGTTCTACTAAAATATGTTCGCAACGCGAGGCTCGAGATTATGCAGACATAGAGGTTTTATTTAATAAAACTAAGCTGACACATCCTCTCCCTGATGGTGCTAAGTGGTTGTGTTGTAATGAATCGTCACCTTACTTTGTTGTTACGGATACCAATATGGTTGACATTGGAATTGTTATAAATCTTGATACTCGCCCCGGATACACTGATGAGGTAGCGTATTGCGGGATGCATGGTGGAGGTGGGTGCCGGTCTATTGATTTCTTTACGGATAATGTTTTGAATAAGATTCATTTCTTCAGAGGATATACGACTGAAGTGACTCTATATATCCATGTCATAGAGGATATTACAATAGAACTCTGGCATAGCTTGATAAAAATGATGGATGATAAGCTTATTCATAACTTGGCGCTCAATCGTGATAGCAAGCTATTTATGGGCAAACCGATCAGGCAATTTCATGATACCATGTATTTGAATGCCATGATGTTATCGAGAGCAAAGTACATTGCTCATTTTGATGCGGATAGCGCAGCGTACCGGAGAAATGACTGCGACATCATTGATCAGATCATTAATTGGATTGAGTCTGATCAATACGATATTGTGTCATATCCTACTATACATAGCCCAATGGAAGGCCCTAATCAGTGTCTTCCTGGGGATCCTGAGTATCTTTGGGCATCAACAAGATTCTTTTTTTGCAAACGCGAGTTTCTTAATTATAATGGATTTGTGAGGCTCTTCGATGATGCCTACTGGATAGAACAGCACAAAGGTAAGCCACATCGCTATCCAAATGTGACAGAGCAAATCCTTGGTTTTATGGCTGGCCCCGGCCGGGTGTTGTATCCACCGAAGGATTTGAACAATTTCATGATTTTTTGTTGGCATAGGTACAACAGGGGAACAATTGGTTCGTTGAACGAATTTTCTTATGATGAGGTCTATGATTTTGTGATCAACCGTTGTGGCGGGATTAACGGGGCTTGTGATGTAAGTGATGTAGAATGATGGAGCCGGTGTATTTTGACGGAAGACCGTACGTGGAATTGATATCATATGGTGAAGTGCAACCTATTGGCCATGCTACACAAGCTGCGAAGAAACATTTTAAGGGGAGAAAAGGCTTAAAGTTTTTAGAGATAGGTGTTCTTAGAGGACACAATGCCGAAGTTATTGATAATGTGCTTCACCCAGAGCTTATGATCTTGGTTGATCCGTGGGATTGGTGCAAAGAAACTCATGGGAATAATTGGGCAGAAACATGGTTCAGACTTCAGGGGAGAAAGAATATTGTTATTGTAAAAGCTACGTCTGAAAGGGCTGCCGGTATAATAAATCAAACTTTTGATTACATTTATATTGACGGAGATCATACTGGGGGTGAATTGTCAAGGGGGTCAGAGGAGGGTGGTATCCGGCTAGATATCCGGCTCTGGTGGCCACGGATGAATCCGGGCGGGATATTCGCAGGCCACGATTATAATTTTGAAAATATCAAAGCGGAAGTAGATCGGGTCTTTGGTGAGAGAGTTCAATCTTCGCCGGTTACTGAAGGTGGTATGGAGTGGTGGGTATATACTTAAAAGGATTTTTTAGATGATTTTCAATGAAATTGCCACAAACGATTTGTTCACTGAGGACTTAACTGGTGAGAGAAACAAGGTTCAAAAATTCCTTGAAGAGAGTCCTCGGACTGTTGTGGACGTGGGCGGAGCGATGGGGTCATGGGTTGATGAGTATGTTACTGCTTATCTTGATTGTAATGCTACGAGTTATTTAAGCGGGAAAAGTAAAGCCTTTCTTTTTGACGGTAATATCAGTGATTATGAGGGCTGGAGAAGTATTTTAGAGGATGTCAGCAAATATGATAAATTTGATTTTGCGATTTGCACTCAGACACTTGAAGATATCAGGAACCCTTCATTGGTTTTACAGATGCTTCCGCAAATTGCGAAGCAGGGCTATATTGATGTACCTTCTAAGTATCATGAATTTAGAGTTTGTGAAAAACCAGAACCCTTATCATCGTGGGGACTTAATAGCAATATTATAGGGTACACTGGCCATCGATGGATTATGAACATGGTTGACCAAGTGCTGGAAATGTATCCTAAGCTGCCGTTTATTGAGCACCTGGATGAATTGAAGTGGCTCAGGGACAGCCCGGAAGAGAAGTTAATGCTTTGCTTTTGGTGGAAGGATGACATTCCTTTTAGAATTGTTGGTAATGATTTTCTTGGG